AGAGAAAGAGAAATATTAAATACTATGAAGCTCTACAAGATGGGTAAACTTACTCCTGCTATGATGAATAAAATATCTAAACAGAGGAGTAAAGGATGAGCGCAAAAGAAGATGTCATAGATAAATATCATAAGTCTAGCGGTATTTCTAAATCAGTTTTGAGAAAAGTTTATTCTAGAGGTGCGGCGGCTTATTTTTCGTCAGGCTCAAGACCAAAGACTTCTCAACATGCCTGGGCCGCAGGACGAGTTCGATCTTTTGCCACAGGTCAGGGCGGTGCTAGAAAAGCCGATGCAGATTTACTTAGACCAAAACAATCAAAACGAGGTAAAAAATGAAACATGGAATGAAAAAGAAGGCAGCTAAAAAGCCAACTATGAAAAAGAAAAAACCTAAAGCTAAAAAATACTAAGAAGAAAAAATGAAAAAGAAAGTTAAAGCTCCAAAGGGTTATCACTTTATGAAAAGCGGTAAAACTTATAAACTTATGAAACACGAAGGTAAGTTTGTTCCACATAAGGGAGCTTCTTTAGACGCTGAGTTCGAAGTACAAAAAAAGCATAAATAATCTAGCCTTCGTCAAAGGCTATGAATGAAATTGTAACTATAATCAATGAGGTTGGCTTTCCTATAGCAGCTACGCTTGGGTTAGGTTTTTTCTTATGGAAGTTACTAAATAAAATAGTCAACGGCATGGAACAAAAGATAGACGTAGTTGACGATAAAATAAACGAGTCATTACAAGCTGTAGAGAAAAGACTAGACTCTAAGCTAGATTCCCAAACACAAATACTAATACAATTAATCGACAGAGTTAGATCTGTTGATAACGAGATTATTAGACAAGACATACTTTTAAAAACTATTCTTGGTGTGCCAAACTTAATAGAAAAAGATAAAATAGCTAAAGCAAATCAAAAAGATAAGAGGAAAGACTAATGCCAGATCCTATTACAAATTCAGTTGTTGGTATTGCAGGCAACGTACTCAATAAATTTGTCGCAGACAAAAATTTAAAGATGACTCTTGAGCATGAACTCAAGACTCAATTACAAACTGCTAACCTAGCGCAGATAGAAGTTAATAAAATAGAAGCAGCTAGTAAAAATTGGTTTGTGGCTGGCTGGAGGCCTAGCGTTGGTTGGGTGTGCAGTCTAGCCATGATGTATCACTTTATACTTGCGCCTATGATTCAGTTTGCTGTAGGTATAGCTGGTATACAGGTTGAGTTACCTGAGTTTGATTTTAGTCAACTATCAACAATCTTAATGGCTATGCTTGGTATGGCAGGTCTTAGAACTTTCGAGAAGAAAGAAAAAGTAACAAAGGGAAACTAATGTCTTGGGAAAATTTTCACTTAGACGAATTTGCTTGCCGACATTGCGGTAAAAATTTAATAAGTCATAACCTGGTAGATAGATTACAAAGTTTACGAACAGAGTTAGCGTTTCCATTTGTTATAACTTCTGGTTACAGATGTCCAGAACATCCAAACGAAATAAATAAAAGTAAAGTTGGCACACACGCAATGGGTCTAGCAGTAGATATTTTGTCTTATGGAGAACAAGCGTATAAAATTATTGCCACAGCGCCTAAGCATGGATTTACAGGTATAGGTGTTAACCAAAAAGGCGAAGGAAGATTTATACATTTAGACATTGCAGATGAAACGCATGGAAAAACAAGACCAACCGTATGGAGTTACTAATGGAAGCTGATCCTATGTTTTTTTGGAACGTCTTGATTACTTTGATTTTTGCGCCGCTTCTATATAATATTAGAGCTAATACAGGTGAAATTAAAAGAATAGATATTCTTTTAAATAAAACTAGAGAAGAGATACCGACGAAATACGTCACAAAAGATGAAATGAAAGAAGATTTTGAAAGACTGTTGGATCGCTTTGATCGCTTAGAAGAAAAATTAGACAGAATATTACAAGCATGAGCATAGGAAGAATAGCAGACGACATTTTAGGTATAGACCCTAGCGGAGAAGGCATATTTGGTAGCTTTAGAGATAACCCAGAGTTAGGAAGGTTAGCTTCTATTGGTTTATCTTTTGTGCCTGGCGTTGGGCCAGTATTAGCAAACACAGTTCCACAAGCACTAACAGCTATGGCAGCACCGAAAGCTCCAGCAGGAATGTTGTCAGGACCAGCTCCTTCTATGGGCGGCGGTTTACTGGGTGGCCCAATGGACACTTCTGCTTTTGATTACGCAAGAAGCATTGCAGGCGGCATGCCTTTTAGCCAAGTAGTACAACCTGGCATGTCATTCTCGCCGACACAACCTATGGGTCAACAACTTACACCGCAAGCACCTATGCCTGCACCAAAACCAATGATTCCTATGAGGCCAACTCCAGAGATTAACCTAAAACCTTCAATCGCTCCAATAGGCGCTGGCGCAATGTCAAGAGAAGAAATGGAAAGAATTAGAGCGTTGTTAGGTCCTGGGGAAATTGCATAATTTATGTCAGAAAAACAAAGAGCAATCCTAGATGGATTGGAAGCGGAGAAAATATTAGAGAGTGAGGTTTTTAAAAAAGCTCTTGAATCTCTTAAAGCAGAATATATTGCTTATTGGTTAAGTAGTAGAGATATTGACGACGTTAAAACAAGAGAAGATTTACACAGATCTATATTATTGTTGCCAGAGATAGAAAGGCATTTACGCATCATTGTTGAAAAAGGCAAGATCACAAAACATCAAGTTAATAAACTTAAATAGCTTACACATTTTTACTTTTTGGTTTAAAATTGCTTAAAACCACAGGAGTTTTATATGGCAACAACGGAAAAACCGATTGCATTACAAACTGATTATCAAAAATCAGTTGCGTCTTTTGAAAGTTTTCTATCTCCAGAAGAGGAGCAAATAGAACAAGCAGAAGAGATTATAGAAGATGAGTTGATTGAAGAAGCTGATGAAGCCGAAGAGATTGACGAATTGGAGGAGGTAGATCAAGAAGATTTACCAGAAGAAGAGTTTGAAGAACAAAGCGAAGTTGAAGAGGTAGAGCAACCTCAAGTTTACACGGTCAAAGTAGATGGTGTAGAACAAGAGGTAACGCTTGAAGAACTGCAACGCGGCTATTCGAGACAACAAGACTATACGAGAAAAACTCAAGAACTGTCACACGAGAGAAAAACTCTTGAACAACAGCAAGCAGAGTTAGCTCAAAGAGATGCAGTTTATTCTCAACTGCTACCAAAAATGGAAGCCCAAATTATGGGCGATATAGAGAATGAGCCTGATTGGGCGAAACTGAGCGAAGAAGATCCAATCGCTTACGTTAGAGAAAAGCAGGTATGGGATCAAAAAAAAGAAAAGCTCCAAGCAGTTCAAGCTGAGCAACAAAGACTTCAACAAGAAGCCGCAGTTAAACAGCAAGAACAAGTTCAACAAATGATTGAATTTGGTCAGCAAAAACTTTTAGAAATCATACCTGAATGGTCTGACGAAAAGATTGCTAATAAAGAGAAATCTGAAATTAGGAATTACGCGATAGAAACTTTAGGATTTAGTCCTCAAGAAATGGATCAAGTCTACGACTATAGAGCTTTACTTGGTTTGCGAAATGCTTGGCTACAAGGCCAAACTGCAACCGCAGCTAAGAAAAAGCCTACACAAAAAGCCTCAGTTAGAGCAGGTAAACCAGGCGCATCAACTAGAAAAGTTTCGGTAGCACCAGAGAAAAAATTACGTCAAAGGTTGGCCAAATCTGGAAAAACAACAGATGCGGCTAAAGTTTTTGAACAAATGCTTAATAAATAAGAGGTAAAAAATGGCACAAGTTACAAATGCTTTCGATACATATGAAGCTATTGGTAATAGAGAAGATTTAGCAGATATTATTTATAATATTTCTCCTACTCAAACACCTTTTCTTTCAGCTATCGGAAAAAGAAATATTTCAAACGTCCAATTTGATTGGCAGACAGAAGTTTTACCAACTCCATCTTCAACAGGTCAACTTGAAGGATTCGAGTTAAGTAAATCTACGTCTACTAATACAACTAGGGCAACCAACGTAGCGATGATCTCAAGCAGAGACGCTACAGTAACAGGATCTCAAGAGGCTACTGACACGGCTGGTAAAAACTCTGAGATGGCGCATCAACTAGCTATTATGGCTAAAGCTCTGAAAAGAGACATGGAAGAAGCGCTTACTCAGAACATTGCCAAAAATGCTGGTAATGTCTCTACTGCGAGACAAACTAGATCTTTGGAAACTTGGTACGCTACCAATGTAAACAAAGCTAGTGATGGCGCAAACGGATCTGACTCAGCAGCTAGAACTAACGGAACTAGAAGAGATTTAACCGAAGCTATGGTTAAAGATGTTCAACAACAATGTTTCGCTAGTGGTGCAGAGCCTTCTTTATTGATGGTTGGACCTTACAATAAATCAGTTATATCTGGTTTTACAGGTAGGTCTCAAGCTAGACAATTTGTCGACGCTAACACTATCGAGGCTTCTGTTTCTATCTACTCTGGAGACTTTGGTGAACTACAAGTAGTTCCTTCAAACAGAAGTAGAGAACAAGCTGTTCACTTGTTAGATCCAGAATACGCGGCTGTAGCATATCTTAGAGATTTTGAAACTATTGATATTGCAACGGTGGGCGACGCTGACACTCAAATGATTTTAGTTGAGTATGGCCTAGAGATGAGAAACGAAGCTGCACACGGTATCGTGGCAGATGTCAAAGTATCATCTACTGACGCTGGTTAATAACTAAAAAAGGGAGGGTTATCCCCTCCCTTTTTTTACATGGCAATACGGACAATCATAGATCACACCACAGGCCTCAAAAACGAATTTGTTACTGAGGACAACAAACACATATATCACACCACACAAGATGTTAAACCTGTTATAGACGCAGTTAAAAACTATAGTGAATTGCAACCTGGCAAAGAATTTAGGCATGTAGCCGAGATACCTATGGTAATATATCAACAGATGTTGCGTGAAGGATCTGCTAAAGATAAGAAGCATCTTAAAAAATGGTTAAACGATCCAGACAATAAAATGTTTAGAGTTTGGAAAGGCAAAATATGACGTACTCAGAATTAAAAACAAGGATTGCTAGTTATTTAAACAGAAGTGATTTAACTTCTGAGTTAGATGGTTTTATTGACCAAACAGAAGCAGAGTTAAATAGAAGATTAAGATCTGCTGACATGGTTAAAAGAGCAACAGCTACGGCAGAACTACAATATTTATCTTTACCTACAGATTGGCTAGAAGTTATAAACGTAGAAATTACTTCAAATGATTTTAAACCTGTATTACAACAATCTATTGAGTCTTTAGACGTACATAGAGCAGCAAACGACAACATAACAGGTCAACCAATTTTTTATGCGATAGTGGATAACACAATGGAGTTCTCTCCAAAACCAGATAAAGCATACACTTTACAACTAACTTACTATGAAAAAATTGCAGCGCTTAGCGATTCCAATACAAGTAATTTTGTATCTAATAATCATCCTGACGTTTATTTATATGGCGCTTTAAAACACGCATCATTGTTTCTTATGGAAGATGACAGAGCCGCTAGATTCAGCGCTTTGTTTGAAAAAGCATTAGAGGAAATAAGACTCCAAGAAGAGAGCAAAGAATTTAGTAAAGGCTCACTATTACCAAGAAGAAGAACTTATGGTAAGGCTAAAAAAAATGTATACTTTATGAATTAATAAGAGGAAAGAATGTCTGGATTTACTGATTATTTAGAAGATGCTTTATTGAAGCACGTTTTCACAAACACAGCGTACACTTCACCAACAACCGTGTATGCTGCTTTATTTACTGTAGCTCCATCTGATACTGGGGGTGGTACAGAAGTTTCTACATCTGGTACTGCGTATGCCAGGCAATCAATGGCTTTTTCTGTATCAGGAACAGGCACATTAGCAACTAATTCTGCTGCTGTAGAATATCCAACTGCAACTGCTGATTACGGAACGGTTGTAGCTGTAGGTATATTTGATGCTAGTACGAGTGGTAATTTATTAGCTTACGCAAGTTTAACTGCTAATAAAACAGTAGCCTCAGGAGATGTATTTAGATTCAACGCAGGTGACGTAGATATAACTTTGACGTAGAGTAATGTCCGAACAAACCTATAACTTTGGACGTTACAACAAGTCTAATTGGAATAATCTTCAATACGATTTTGGTGCGGTAGCTGTAACAGGCGTTTCGTTAGTTACTGCTGATGGCCGTAAAATTAATCTTGGCGCAAGCGCCGTTTCTTTAGCTTCTAGTGCATCCGCAAGCGGATTAAGAATACTCAACACCGACGCAGCTACAATAAGTGCGTCAAGTATTGTTGCGGCTGCTATACAGATAGATCTTGGAGCGTCAAATATTTCTGCTGTTTCAAGCCTGGCATCTGCTGGACAATTAGTAATTCTTGGAGCTGCAAACGCTACACCGCAATCAGCAATAGTATCAGATGGTCAATTAGTTCTCTTAGGCGCAGGCGGTATTACAGGAACAAGTAGTTTTGTATCTCTTGGTGGTTTAAAATGGGAAGAAGAAATAGTCGCTGGAACAACTTTTACAGAACAAACTGTAGCAGATGGAATCTGGACGGAACAAACGGTTTCTGCGGCTACATATACAGAATTAGATAAACAGGCTTCAGCGTAATGGCAGATACTACAACAACAAATTTATCATTAACTAAACCAGAGCTAGATGTTTCTACCAACTGGGGACAAAAGTTAAACGCTAACTTAGATGCTATTGATGCAATCTTTAGCGGTACTGGTACAGCCGTATCACTTAATATTGACGGTGGAGATATTGCATCTGCTGTAACTATAAATAAATCACCTGTCATCACATTAGGCGGTGATCTTACAGGTAACGTCACGCTTACTAATTTAGCTAGTGGTACTTTGACAGCTAGTTTAGTTGCTGAAAGCGTACAAGACATAGTAGGGCCTATGTTTTCATCTAATACTGAGAATGGTATCTCGGTTGGTTACGAAGATAGCGATGGCACAATAGATTTATCTGTATTAGTAGACGATAGTTCTATAGAAATTAATTCCCTTAATAATACGCTAAACGTCAAAGCATCAGGTGTAACTAACGCTATGTTAGCTGGTTCTATAGCTAACTCTAAATTAGCTAATTCTACAGTTTCATACGGTGGAGTTTCTTTAGCTTTAGGTGCTTCAGATGCTACGCCAGCTTTTGATTTATCAGACGCTACAGCTTATTCAGGCGACTCAAGTTTAGTAACAACGGGTGCTTTAAATAGCGGGTCAATAACTTCAGGATTCGGTAGTATTGATGTTGGATCTTCTGCAATTACAACTACTGGCACGGTTACTGGTGGTACATTAGCAGGAACACTTTCAACTGCAGCACAAACAAATGTTACCAGTGTTGGAACTTTATCAAGCTTAACAGTTTCTGGTGATGTTACTGTAGATACTAATACTCTTAAAGTTGATACAACTAATAACAGAGTTGGTATTTTAAATGCTTCACCAGATGTTAGTTTAGACGTTGGTAGTGCTACAGATGCTATTCATGTACCAGTAGGTACTACAGCTCAAAGACCTACAGGAGCTAATGGTTACTTTAGATACAACAGCGATGATGCTCAGTTTGAAGGTTACGCTGATGGTGCTTGGGGTGCTATTGCTGGTGGTGGTGGAGGAAGTTCTTCTACTTTTGCTAAAAATACTTTTGCAGGCGATGATTCAACAACAGCCTTTACTTTAACTACAAGCATGACCAATGAAGATGGTCTGATAGTATTTATAGATGGTGTTTATCAAGCTGATAATGTGTATTCAGTTTCTGGCACAACTTTGACTTTTGCAACTGCACCTGTCAACGGTAGAGTTATAGAAGTCTTTCAATTAGAAGGTGGTATTGTTGGAGTTGCTCCAGTAATTGCTACTATGACTGGTGATGGCTCAGATACTACTTTGGCTTTAGGTACAACTCCTTCATCTGAAAATCAAACATTCGTAACTATTGATGGTGTTGTGCAACATAAAGACACTTATTCAATCTCAGGCAGCACACTAACTTTTAGTACAGCACCACCATCAGGAACAGCAGTTGAATGTATAACTTTCAACAACGTAGCTATTGCAACTTTTGAAGATGCAGATGGCGATACAAAAATCCAAGTAGAAGAAAGTTCTGACGAAGATAAGATCAGGTTTGATACAGGCGGTACTGAACGAGCACAAATATCAGCCAACAATTTATTTTTAACAGGCGGCACAGATGCCAGAATACAATTAGGTACAGGCGGAGCAGGAGCAGCACAAGTAAGCAACAACACAGTTCATATTCGTGGCGATGGTGCTGATATGAAATTAATGGCTGCTAGTGGCGGTGGCTTTTTATTTGAAACTAACGGAACAGAAGTTTTTAAAATAGATTCAGCAGGTCATGTTACTAAAGCCTTGCAACCAGCAGTAAGAGTTGGAATGAGTTCTTCTCAATTAAATTTAGCTGCAAATACAGAATATGTAATACAGTTTAATTCAGAAGTGTTTGATGTAAACGCTGATTTTGATACAAGCAACTATACTTTTACTGCTCCTGTAACAGGTAAATATTTAGTATGTGCATCTTTAAGGTTTCAGTCTTTGCCAACAGATATAAACTATATGCATGGCTGGATAGCTAGTTCTAACGGTAGTAGATATATCCTACTGTTTGGTTCTGGTGCAGATTTATTTAATGCTGCTGTTGACTATTACAGGGTAGGACATTCAACAATAATTGACATGGATGCAAACGATACTTTCACTATAAAAGTTGCACAATCAGGCGGCACAGCTCAAACAGATATAGGACAAGAATCTGATCTAAGTGTCGGATTGATAAGTTAAAACGAGGTAAAATATATTATGGCAAAACTAACAATAACAATAGAGGTAGACGATACCGACCAACTCGTTTTAAAAAACGATTTGTTGGATATAGATGCTTGGGCTCAAGCAGCAATGACAGGAAAAATAAATAACTGTTGGAAGCGTATGCAGTCCGAGTGGACTACTAAACTTATGAACGATGAATCTTTTACAGATTCTATTCCGAGTAACAAAGCTGACTTTGTAACTTTAGTTACAGGCAGAAGTGACTATAAAGACAGAACAGCTAGAGATGCAGAGGCAACTACCTAATGGCATTAACTTTAGAGGGAGGAGAATAATATGGCACTTACAAAAATATCAAGAAGCTTATTAGACACAGGAATCTCTGACAGCTCTGATGCTACTGCTATAACTATTGATAGCTCTGAGAATGTAACTATTGGTGTTACAAATCCAGTACAAATTTCAACTAATCTTATGCATGGAACATCTGGACAAAATGGATTTTATGTTAGAACTGCTATATCTTCAGCAGCGAACCCTACTTTTTCTAATATAGATGATACTAACACAGGTGCATTTTTTCCTGCCGCAGATACTGTAGGCTTTACTACTGGTGGCTCAGAAAGAATGCGTATTGATAGTTCAGGTAATGTGTTAGTTGGAACTACAACATTCAACAACTTATCAACTGAAGCAGGAGTTTTAGCATCTAACAATGTTGTTATGGCTAGAGGTAGTTTAGCTGACCATCAAGATGCTTGTGCTGTTTTACAATATTCAAGTGACACTACTTGGTTAAGAGCCTATGGTGATACAGCAGGTTCAGGTTTAATGGTTTTTAGAGTAGGTGGTGGTGCAGGAAGTACTGATACAGAAGCTATGCGTATTGATAGTTCAGGTAATGTTGGGATTGGAACTAGTAGTCCAAATGCTTACACAAATTATACTGTGCTTACTATAGATTCGCCTTCATCTGGAACTGGTTCAGTCATAGATATAGAATATAGAACTGATAGGTCATTAAGCATGTTTAGTGAAGGAAGCCTGTCAACTATAAGAGAAATCAGAAATTATCCACTAGCCTTAGGAACAAATAATACAGAAAGAATGCGTATTGATTCTTCTGGTAGGTTATTAATAGGACTAACTTCTGCTGCAAGAACTAATGATTTATTACAGGTTAATGGAGCAGAAGGAATAAATGCAAAAGCTACTGCGAATGGCGGTGCTTGTTTTGTCGGTTTAGAATCGGCTGGTAATACTGCTGGTGCTACTTTTGCAGCTCTTAATACAAGTGCTTCGGTTGTTTTTAAAGTAGCGGTGGGTGGTGCGATTAGCTCTACAAACACAAGTATTACATCAATATCAGATGAAAGAGCAAAAGAAAATATTAGAGATTTGGAAATTGGCTTAAACGAAATTAAACAATTAAAACCAAGAAGGTTTGATTGGAAAGAAGGTAAAGGTTCTCAAACAAAAGACACTATGGGTTTTATTGCTCAAGAGGTGGAACAAGTAAATGGCTTTGAAACACTTATTGATAAATGGGATGACCCAGATATTAAAAATGCAAAAGCATTAAAGATGGGAGATATGTTACCTGCATTAGTAAAAGCAATCCAAGAACAACAAGAACAGATTGAAGCCTTACAATCTGAAATTAACACTCTAAAAGGAGGATAAAATGGCAATATCAT